ATTGTTCCAAGGAATATAACACTTAGTAAAATTACCTGTACTATCATAAGCCACAGAGCTAGGTGCAGCGTAGAGGTCAATACAGGGATTAATCTTTTGTCCATCGTTATTAACAATAATAGCGTCTTCTGGACTCTGACTTAGACTAGCTGTGGATAATGTAAATTGATTACCTTGTTTAGTAACTGCTAGAAGATTATCAGAGTCAATAGCGATAGTCTGAACTGTTCCCGGTAATTCCCAATTAAACCAAGATTGAACTTTTATTTCTACACCATCATGATATGTACGATAAAAGTATAGCTTCTTGCTACTCTGATCAGACATAACTATGAACTGGTTTTGAGGATTAGCTACAAGTGTATCTATAGACTCAGGAATCCATTCGTTAACAACTCGTCCTACGTCAAGTACTTGTGGGTTTTCATCTTGTCCTCTAGTAACCATAGCAAATACACGAGTATAGCTTGGAGTCTTACTGATGAAATTAATATTAGTACCCATATCAACAGGTTCAATATTTGCATCTACATCATAGTTAGAGATAGCTGTAATAGTAGTTGTTGTTGGTGTTAATACTCCGTTATTACTAGCCTTTAACATAAACTGTTGATTCTTACTAAATAGTAGTAAACCCTGTGGTGTAGGTATAACAGCATGTAAGTTAGCCGGTCTAATAGTAGCTGCACTAAGATCTATAGGGTCTGCGTCTGTAACAATTTGAGCTGAAGTATGATAGAAATTAAAATATTTAGCAGCTTGACTCATAGACACATTATCATTAGATAAGAAACCTAATCTATTATTATGAAAGAAGGCTGCTTCTATTTTATTACCTACAAAACTAGGGTGAGAGTTAGTAACATCATCTCCAACTTTTCTTTCTGTCCAGACAAATTGTCTAAATGTAAAAGTATTTAAAGCTGTATTAACTAATTCATGTGGCATAGTAGAGGCATCTAATCCCGGTGATCTACTAGGATCACGAGTTTCCTCCCAGTGTCCTACTCCAGCTGTCCCATTATCTGCTACAAATTTAGCAAAATAAGTATCATCATAAGAGTCTGAGTTAATAATTTTTACAACATGATCTTGGTAAGATTGGTCTGGTAGCTGTGATGCGTTATCTACTTGATCTTGGAATACAGCTAATTTATTATTCTGTGCTCCACCTTTACATTCAATAGTAAAAGCAGTACGTGTACCGCTAACTACTCTACTAAGTTCAAGTGTACCATTATATTTAGTAACGGTTAATCCTGATATACTAAAAGCATCTATTCCGTTTTTTAAAGTTGTAAGTAATCCGTTATATGTTTCGTTACCACTTGTAGTTGTAGTAAATGTCTGATCTGATGCACCACCACCAGCATTCATAGTAACACTATATGTCGAGTTAATAGCTGTTTCAGTTAAAACAAGCGTAGCTCGTGTGTTTGATATAAATGTAGGATCAGCTTGTTTGGCTACAGTATGTAAATTATTTACTATAACTGATGTATCTTGTACGGTAAGTACAGAGTAATTGGAGCTAGCACCTGTAAGGTAGTTTACAGCATTTACTGCTGTACTTGTATCCATGTTAACAGTACATACAGTACCATCTACATTCCATATATCTATATCACCATAACCACTGTTAGGTTTAGGAGTAATAACTCCGATATATCGTTCACTCGCAGTTCTAGCTATGTAGAACCATTTACCATTATCGTAAGTTGTACCTGTACCTAGATTTTTAATCCACTTAAATCCTGATCTTTTAGTTAAACCAAAAGTAGGATCAGGGTAAGCATTAAGACACTCTCGGACTTGACCGGGGAGTTTCTTGTCGTCAGATTGTCTAGATACTCCACCGAGGTAGTTGTCAATTCGTTGAGTAACTGCTGGCATTATCTTTGAAGAGCGTGAAAGGGTTGGTAAGCTGGGTAGGAATTGGTGTGATCATAAGGATGTCCAAATATAGTGAACTGTCCTTGAGAAGTTTCATATTCTAAAGCTAATGCTCTAGCGTATGCTTCTTGTTGTTGTAGCATTTGATGCTGGTTAGTATCTCCTATAATTCTTTGAGACACAATAGTAGCAGCTCTAGCCACAATACTATTTTGTATAGGTTCTGGGATATCTACCCAGTCAAACTCCCATATGACATCACATTCGAGACCTTCTAAATGATCGTCCCATGTATATCTGTGATGTATTCTATCATATAATTTCCCGTCTCTGCGTATTGCATCATACTCCATGTTAGCAGAATTTTTAGATAATTTTAATTGTAATATATTATTTGGAATTAAAACTTCTTTGTTAGTATCTGGAGTAAAGTTGTAATGGAACTCCTTGTTAAATGTCCAGCCTTCTGCTTGAACTTCACGAGTCACCTGTAACAACGTATCATAAGCAATCGCAACGTCCGGGTTGGTTTGATCTAAGGTGGTTACAGGAGCCTGCCCACATGAGGATAGTATTTGATTTAAAGCGGGTAGTTCTTTTGTAGCGTTTGTGGTTGGAAAAGGCATAATATTAATTAAAAAAAAGGAGGACCGAAGTCCCCCATATAAATGTGCATTAGAATGCAGCGTTACCTGAAGATCCTGCAGCAGCACCGGCAATAAGCTCGACACATGCAGCTGGGTTGAGGTAGTCAGCACCCATAGCTAGGCGACCTAAGATTACGTCACCTTGGTATACTACGGATACGTCTCCGCTTGTTACTTGAACCTGTGGTCCAATAGCTTCAACGATACCAGCACCTTCTCTTTGGAAGATAAGTCCACAAGAGTTAGCGAATTCTGTTTCTTCACCATACTCGTTGTTGATACCAGTTACATCATTAGCAGCATCTTCTACAGCTTCGCCGACGAAAGATCCTACGTTTCCGGGTGATGTTACACCGGGGTTTGTTGCGGAAGCAGAACCATACTTAGTACCATACTGGCTAAAGAATGGGATGTTCATTGACTTGTAGATCTTGATGCCTGCAATCTCAATGATTCCGTTTCCTTTCTGCAAGGAGTCACCTTGCTCGTCTCTGTTAACAAGACCGTTAGAACCAACAGCTTGGATTAGTTCGTAGTATTGTCTTGGGTTAAGAACACCAACTCTACCTTCAGTAGATACTCCTTTCTCGTCAAGAGCAGCAGCAGCATCATAGAATGCGTTGATCAATGAAGCTGATACGTAAGCGTCAGATGCTTGGTTGTTTGTACCAACTCTGATCTGTGTTCCACCGGGTTCAACAAAGTTAGACTTTGTGATAGGAGAAGCAGCCCTAGCACCACGAGCGATAGCTCTGAATACTAAGCGGTCATACTTCTGAGCAAGAGCATATCCAATCTTCTTGGAGATCTCTCCTCTCAATTCATAATGTGCTAGTGTTTCATCTAGCTCATATACGAACGCACTTGAAATTAGGAGATCATCGACTGTAATTGTCTTCTCAGCTACTGGAGGAGCACCGTCGCTGTTACCAAGTATGGACCTTCCGGGTACATGGAATTCAGCGGTTGTATGTCCTGTGTAGATGAACTGAAGACTCTTACCGTTCTTGAGTGTTCTCTTCATTACCAAGTCTCTAGCAATAGCATTGTGCTCAAAGCCTTTAAACATCTCTCCTGAGAAGAGCTTAAGATAAAGTGCTCTGGCGTCTCCAGTGCTATTAGATTGACCCTGACGGGTTAATGAGGTATTATTACCAGTTGACTGATGAGCCATTTCTATAAAGAATGTATTGTTTTACTTTCTCAGTACTGAATTTTTTTTCTCGAGTTATTTTTGTGTGTCTATCCACACCGTCTAGACGGCAGAAGGTATCCTCGTAAGGGCTAATGCCAATTGGAAGAGGTCCGACTCTGAGGTGTCTCTTCCTGCATGTGATATAGGACATGCGACCATTCGATAAATATGAAGAGGGAGAGTAGCCCTATGACTACTCCCACTAAAGGATTAATTTGAAAATTTTTCACTCTTTATTCTCCCGTAAGGGCTTCTTCTAAAGATTGAAACTCTTCTTCTTTTTCCTTTTTCTCTTCGGGCTTGGGTGAAAATTGGACTGGATAAGCCACGCCAAATCCACCTTCGCTCTGGTGTTTGTACTCCATTACTTAGTAGTTTTTGTGTACTCGATACCACGATATACGTAGGTTACTGTCATGAGTAATCTCCGATACCTAGTCCCCGTTCCATGACTAGATGACATGCGTCCATAAATATGGATGAACGGACGTGGTATTATTTTTTCTTAGGGGGTCTCCCTTT